CGTTGAGCCCGAAGTAGAAGCAGTTGTAAAGTTTGCATTGGCCGCACTAAATAAATTGGTCAACGAGTTAAAACCGTCAAAAGCCTGTGCGCGGTAAATACCGGATACGTTTTGAGCAAACAAAGCGTAGTCACTCGGGGTAATTGGCCGAGGGGCAAGCAATTGAAGTTCAGCCGTAAGACGAGAAAGAAATGCGTCTGTTGATTCAGGGTCTGTTCCGGCAACAAGGTTAGAATTGTTTGCGGGGGTTCCCGTAATAACAACGCTTGAAATGTTTGCATCTTGCGTTTGCAGTTGCATGTAAAACGGGGGTGTAGGAGAAGAGTTTACGTTTGCGCCAAAACCAGAAAACGATTGAATGTTGTAAGCCGCACCCGTAGTGACGGCTTCCAGCAAAACGCCTGCCGTGCTATTTGTTCCTGCGGAGATTGTAAGAGGGTTTACCGTTTGAAACTGGTAAGAGGCACCTGCGTAAAAAACGCCAACAATTGTTCCAGCCGCAATTTGATAACCGCCAGCGGGAGCATTGCTAACCAAAGTCCAAGTTGAATACAGTTGATTCTGAAGTCCCGCATTTGGCACAATTCCAATGAGTGAACCAAAGTATTGAAAGATGGAGTCAGGGACGTTAGAGGCCACGTTAGCGGCCTCTGATGACATTGCAGCAAACTGTTCTAGAAGAAGAACCTCGAGGTTGCCCTCACGGGGAATCCAACCAGGAATATTGGCAGAGATAGAAGCAAGGGACTGTTGGACAAGTACGTCTGCTTCTGTTACGATTGGTACGTTAATGTATGCCATTAGTCACTTCCCAAATTACTGGTGATTGATACGCTTAAAGAAGCGTTATTGTTGTCGTCATATTCTACTGAAACATTTGCGTTGGCCCGTGGCTCCCAACGTTGAATTGTTTGTTCAATAGATTCTGTGTCAATATCGGTAAAGGTTGGGTCTTCAATGCCAAACTCGGGAAGCATTGTTCTTTCGCCAATAAGCGCCCCTACAACCATTGCAACTGAAGAAGATATTTCTTCGTAAGAATCTTGAGGGTTGACGGACAATTGACCAAAAGGGTCAAGAGTAAAATTGTTTTGAAAATGCGGCGGACCATAGACAGGGTTTACAGACGGAGAAAAAACTGAAATATTTAGCGGAACGCTGCTTGCGTTTAAATAATCTACGTGAATAATGCTAAAGGCAACCGACGCGGGGATATTTGTCAAGTTAGGAAACTTATAAAAATACGAAGGGACCGGGGCGACCAAACTAAGGTTTGAGGTTCCGCTTGCTCGCACAACGTTTGGCGCAAGAGAGGTAAACAAGTTCCAAACAGGAATGGTTTGGTCGGCATTTGCTAGTACGTACACTTGGTAAATGGAGCCATTGGTGACGTCGCTCGCCGCCGTCCAATTTAATTGGATTCCGCTTCCTGCAACCCATGTTGCTGTAAGTTCTGTAATAGCGTCAGCCATTTAGATTCCTAGTCTGCCCCCCTGGCGCGGACCTTCCTTAATTGCAATAAGGTTGGCGCAGACATAAGGGATATTGTTTGCTTGGTGCCACTCGCTTGGGAAGTGAGTGAAAAGTTGGCTTACTTGAAAGTTGCAAGTAATTTCTGGGACAAACCGGCGAAACTGGTCGTCTGTCCAATACCAAAAACTGTTTTCGTTGTAAAACGCAACGTGCGTAGGGTCTTGGAAGGCGCCTCGGCCATCGGTGCTGGGGGTAAGGCTAAGGACCATGCCGCCGTGGGCAAGAACCCGGTGAAACTCATTCCACAATCGAATCTTATCTGAAATGTGTTCGCAGAAATCAACGGCTCGAATAACGCCTACAGAATTGTCTTCCATGTCGCCCAGCACGTTAAAAATGTCGCCTAAGAAATCAGCAGGCTCATTAAGGTCGACGGTTTTGTAACCGGGTGCAGGATTGTGCGCCCCACCAAGGTCAAGAGCCAAAAGACCTTCATCTTCGGCCCACTTCAACAAAAGGGGCTGAATGGTTTGCCCATGAAGACGCACAGTTTCTTCTTGAATAAACTTGTTGGTCTCTGGGTCTTTTTGCGTGTTTAGCGTGTGTACACGTTGGTAGTACAAACACTTTTCAATGTGGTGAAAGCCGCCAATCAAGTAAAGACGCGTCATCAAATCTTGGTCGTCAAGAACTTTTTTTGAAGAATCGTATCCGCCCGCAGTGTCGTACGCAAACTTTAAAAAAGCGCGGACATGATTGGGGGCATACCAAATGTAAGAAACATTGTGCGGACTAGGCTCGAGGCCCTTGCAGACCAAATGCTCACCCTCTTGATAGTATTCCCAACCAAATGATTCATCAAATCGCTGGTGGTTTGGGGTGCCGTCTTCGTTAATTTGAGCAAAGTCAGAGTAAGCAAAGACAGTGTAAGGGTCCTTGAAAACGTTTTGAATTTCTTCTAGAGCGTTGGGGGCAAGCAAGTCGTCGTGGTCAAGTTCCACAAGAATCCTGCCGGAACAAAGTTCAACGGCATGACGCTTCAGTGCGCCTACGCCTTGCAGTTTTTCATCTGCATACGCAACTCGAACACGGTCGTCCCACTCTGGACGAGACCACTCAGCGCCACCATTAAGGAGAACAATCCATTCCCAATTCTCAATTGTTTGCGCTTTTAGAGAAGCGTAGCAATCATCTAAGAATTTAGAGTTATGGCTTGGCGTAAATACACTAATCATGTCGTTCCCCTCAGAGCGGCAGTAAATGCCCCATCATACAAACATAATACACCATATAGGTTAAAAAATCAAGGATTTACATAAAAGAAAAGAATCCGGCGGACGAAGTAACGGGAGTTGCCGTAACAAAGAAAATGCCGGGAAACATTACAGTTCCTTGATTGCTCCAATACCGCTCGCCGTTTGTGCCGGTTGAGGCAACGCTGTTGTACGGAGGAAGAACGGTTCCTTGTTCACGCCAGTACCTAAGTGCGTTTGGGTTGGGGGAAGCCATTAGACAATTGCTCCAAAGTTAAGAGTGCCCGTGCCCGCGGTGTCTTTAGACGTAATTTGCAAAGCAATGTAACCCTGTTTGGTTGGGGTAATAGATGAAAATGTCAACGTTTGCCAAGAGCCGGACGTAGTGTTTGAAAGAGTCTGAGCCGCAACGCCAAGTTCAGGGTTTGCCAAAATGCTGACAGTTGACGTACCTGTAAAACTCTGCAACACTTGAACTGCAAATGTATGCGCAACGGAGTCAACTGCAATGTAGACAATTTGGTCTCCAGGGCCTACAAGTTTTCCCGAGGCGGTGTAGCCAGATGGATAGTTTGTAAGGTCTTGCACGGCAAAGTCGTGTCGCTCTGCGTATCCAATGGTGTACTTTGATGAGCCTCCACCAGAGGGCCTAGGACGGTTTAAAACGTCGTAGGTGGGCGTTGGCGTAACGGTTCCCGCGTAAGTGATACTGGCATTGCCAAAACCCAACAACGGGGATACATTGCTGGGGGAAGCAAAGGGCCTAATTTGATTTGAGATTTTTGACCATTGACCAAAATCAATGGCAGGCGAAGAACCGCTTGGACTGCCAGTGTAGGTTTGATAGGAGGTTCCGGCCAGTGTTATTCCGCTAAGAGCGCTACCGCCAAACCATTGGTTGTATCCAGCATCAGTAATAGCGTTAGGAGTACCGCTTCCGTAACCGCCATAAACAGCACCAGAAATAAAAGAATTAGAAACGTTTGCAATTCCTACTGCTGTTGTGGCAGAAGAATAAACACCTTGCGCTGCGCCAAAAATTGTGCAGTTATTTATGTAACACATGTTTGCATATTGCAAAGAACCGTTTGTTCTTACCCAAATTGCAGCATGGTTGGAACCACCCCAGCCCATAATAAGGCTATTTTGAATGACAATAGAGCCACCAAAAGAAAAATACGGAGTTATTACTGCGTTGTTTGCTGTTCCCTTTCCAACTAAAAGGCAACGGTCATATAAAACATATGGAACAAAACCCGTTCCGTAACCGTTAGACATTGTAATATTAGAAGAAGATGCCATTCCGTTAAAAACGCAATCTTGAAAAACTAATTGGCCAAACATATACCAAGTAGTGCTGGTGCTATAAGACAAAGAACCAGGGTTATTGAAACCGGCTGTAAAAGTCAAGACGTTTGATGTGTTAGAGGTAACAAGACAGGTTACGTTACCAACTTCAAATATGTAGCCTGCCCATTGATTTGTTGCCCAACTAACGCCACCGATTGTAAGAGTTGTTGAGGTGTTTGAAATTATTTGAGTTCCACTAGTAGCGGGTAGTTGTGAGGTCTGAAAAATAAAACCGTTTGTAGTGCTTGTGCCAGTTCCGCCAATCCAAGTAATGTTTGAAATGGTGGTTTGAGTTGTGTAAAAAAGAGCACATTGCCCAGCATATCCAGTTACCCCAGTGTCGGCGGTAAACCAAGTTGCTACCACCTCCCCAGCATCTCCTGTGTAGGCGCCAGTAACGTCACCAATTACGTTTAAATTTATTCCGCTGAAGAAGGCAGCGGTAGAATACCGATAAACACCAGCGCCTACATAAATAGTAATAGTTGGAGAGTTCACCGTATTTGCATATATTGGGTTTACCGCCGAGTTAGGAAGAGCGGCAGTAATTGTGGCAAAGGGTCCACCAACATTAAAAGTAAGTCCTGTTGTGCCAGTAAAACTGGCTCCATAAACGTAAGAAATTGTTACAGTTGTTGCGGAAGTGTACGCAGTTATAAGATACCAAGAACCATTGTTAATGTTTACGTTTTGCCCAACCATTGAAGCGGTAAAAACGCTTGCAAGGGAAACAAGGGTAGTGCTGTTTGAGCCCGCGGCGGTGGTGCTAGTTGCCAAAATGGTTGGAGAGGTTCCACCATTTGCCGTATCAGATGCACTGGCGTAGTTGCTTGTATTGCGAACATAATAAGTAGTTGCGGCCATTGTCTATCCTTACGCTACTGCCACGCATCGCCATTTTGATGTTTCGGTGTTCCAAAAGAAACCAACGTCAAGGCGTGTTGTGCTAGTGGTTGTTGTAGGAAGTGTAGCAGTTGAAGGCTCAAACTTTGTTCCCCATGTCAATGGAATGCCAGTAGTTCCAGTAACGCTGATTCGCAAAGTGTCTCCATCAACAGGGGTGCCAGTGAGGTTTGTGGTAAACGACGTAATGGCCGCAGTTTGCGCCGTAATGTGTACAACATCGTAAGAGTCTGTGTTTATTGTGGGCGTGGCAGAGTTTGCAGAAAGAGAAAGAATTCGTTTGGTAATTCGTTTGTTGGTAACAGTTTGTGCCGCAGTGGTTCCTACAATCTGCTGAGCAATAGCCGCAGGGTCGTAAGTAGTTGTGGACATGTTGCCCGAACCAGCAGTACCTTGTGGACCCTGTAGCCCTACGTTCCCAGCAACGCTCATTGACCAACTAGAAAATGATATGGAATATGAGGATACGTTTGCCGGGGTCGTTGACGACCAGTTGCCAGTAAACGTCAAGGTTGTTGCGTTGTTGGATGTAACCGTAGCGGTAGTGGTTCCAACCGTTACAACAGCGCCAACCCAAATATTTGTTGGCCAAGTGTAGGCGGATTGTACAAGAGTTGTTGCAGTAATTGTTGTAGAGACACCGGTTCCATAAGCGTTGTTACCAATTGTGTCAATGGTTACGTTTGTGTTGTTACCAAAACCACCTGTGGGGCCGGTATTTATTCCTTCTACATAAACGCTAGTAGATGAAGTAGCAACAAGGCGAACTCTTCCTCCGGTTTGATATGCGGTAATTGAATAAGAACCTACGGTGCTATTGCTAAAATTAAAACTACCCAATTGAGGCGCAAATGAGTTTGTTGGAACAAAAATATATCCATAACCTTGGAAGCCTTGAGAACCCGTAACGCCTTGTGGCCCTGGAAGACCATCGGTGCTAAAAGTCCATGGCCCGGCGGTTGTTGCAGTTCCGTTTGTTGTGTCTATAAGTACGGTAATGGATGAGTTCGCCGTTAATGCTGTTATTGTTCCAGACGCCCAAGTAGTAGGTAGTGATGTAAGGGCGGCACGAACACGTTGACCAACTGCAAAAGCACCACTATTAGAAACGGCCCAGGTTAAAGAATATGTACCGGTAGATAATGTATTTTGGGTAATTGATGTTACGCCGTAATAACCAATTCCCTGGTAGCCCTGCGGCCCCTGCGGCCCGGTAACAGCCTGCCCTTGATAGCCCTGAGGGCCTTGAGGAACAGAAAAATTAAACACTGCCGTACTTTGTGAGCCAGAATTAGTAACCGAAGCGCCAGTTGCATAGGAGACGGTAGAAGTCGTTCCAACGTTTACCGTTGCTGCGCTGCCTTGGTAGCCTTGGTAGCCCTGTTGTCCAACGACAGCGGTAACCCAAGAGCCGATGTTTAGCGGCGTGGATGTTGTAATGCCCGCTGATGAAGCAACAACAAATTGCGTTGAGTTGGTAATGCTTGAGATGGTTGTGTTGATTCCGTAAGTGGCGTTTTCAACGTACATACCAGTCGTAAGGTTGGCGGTGCTTGAAACGGTAATTGTTGTGCCTGACACGGCGGTTGGCGTAAACGGCGAACCTGTAGCAGGGACAAAATATTTCAACTGAGACATTTACCGCCCCTCTCCAATAAGTTCTAAAGTCATTTGCAACTCTTCTTTAACGGTCAATCCAGCCGGAATACGCAAATCAAAATGACTTGGAATTTCCCACATTGCGTTTGTGTCTTGAAATTTAGATTCTTTAACTCGGTCTACCCAAATTAAAAAATCCGGCTTACCAAATGATTCGCAAGTTTCTTTGGTCGGGCACACAAAATCAACCACAACATTATGACCTTGTTCTTGAAACATGCGAGCCATGCCGCCAAGACGCCGTGCTTGCTCTACGCGGTCGGCTAAAGAAAAGCCAAGGTCATTGCTTACATGTTTGCGCACTGCATCAGCGTTTATATGTATTGCGTTAATCCACTCAGAGACTGCACTTGCAAGAGTAGTTTTGCCCGCTCCAGGCAATCCAATTATTTGGATAATCATTTTCCGTCCCAAAATAATTCTGGGGTGTTGTAAATTTCGTAATCAAGCGGGCTCAAATTGTTTAGATAATCTATTTGGTCGCTTGTCAAGGAACCATAAATTATTGATGAAGCGTCTGTTGTGTTTATGGGGTCATCATTGTCGTAATTAAAGCAATAGCGAAACGTTTCACTTGAACCAAAATCTTGCAAAATGCGATTGCCTAATATTTCTACAGACTTTAAAGGAAACTGGTCATCACGCAAAAATAGATTTATTCTTGCTATGCGACGCATAACTTCATCACGGTCAACTTGAATTGACAAAAAATCTGGATTGTCAATGAACATTGACATTGTTATGTTTTCGCTTGGAACAAACAAAAGATTTTTTGATTGATAGTCAGACAACACATCTTTATTTTTTTCAAACCAAGACAAAAAATCATCTACCGTAGGGTTGTTATTTTTGTAAGTGTATTGACTAACCGTTCGAGCGGCGGGTTCGCGCCAAGAAGAAACAAGGTAAGTTTCATCGTCTACGTTTTGCCATGCTGCGTGAAAACCGTATTGAAGGTTAAGGTTTGCAACCTCTGGCATCAATTCGCAAACATTAATCAAAACCCTAACGCGCACAAAAGAACCGCCAGTTTTGGGTGTGTGAATGTGATAAATCTTGTTCATGCTGACACCAAATTTGAAAGAATTCCTTGAGTGGTTGACAACGTTAAATACGAAACAATAACAATTCCAGAGCCACCGGAACCGTTGCCTATATTAGTATTAAAAACGCTGTCGCCTCCGCCACCGCCACCCGTATTAGGTGTTGCGTTTAAGCCAGAACCGCCAACTGCCCCTCCACCCAAACCACCTGCTCCACCAGTTCCGCCACCGTCTCCGCCACCGCCACCGCCACCGTAGTAAACGGTACTGCCAGTGATGTTAGATGTTACGCCGTTTCCACCGGCTCCACCGTTGGTGGTCCCAGCGTTATTGGAACCAACATTTCCCGCACCACCGCCACCTGCGCCACCACCAACTACGGTATTTAATCCACCGTCATGGCCGCCGGGGGCGCCAGTTCCATTAGGAAAAGGATAGAAACCATAACCGCCACCGCCGCTACCGCCACCAGCAGTGCTGCTACTTCCGCTGATTCCGTTTTGGGCAACTCCGTTTCCTGAACCACCATAACCGCCGCCTCCGGCAGTTACTCCTGCAAAAGAAGAACTACCGCCATTGTTGTTTGCGCCAACGCCAGCGCCACCAAGCCCAACAACAACCGGCATACTTCCAGTAAGGGTAACGCCGCTAAGGGCAACAACGCCGCCTGCGCCACCGCCCCCACCACGACCGTTATAAGAACCTTTAGAAAAATCACCCCCACCAGAACTGCCGCCGCCAACAATGAGGACGGTTGCTCCCGATAATGTGCCTGAGCAAACAAGGGTGTCGGATTGTTTAAAGGTAATTACGGTGTAAGGACCGTTGGTAGAAACAATGCCATGTGTAGTGGTAAAAGCAAAAGCCATGTTATACGTAGCCTACACAACGCCATTTAGATGTTGCCCCGTTGTAAATAAATCCAACAGTAATTGGAGAAACAGTCGAACCGTTAGAAAAACCCGGCGGGGCAACTGCGCTTGATTCCGTGTTTGACCAAGACAAGGTTGCTGGAGAAGCAGAAAAATCGTAGAACCTAACAACAAGAGATTGTCCGTCTATGGCGCCCGTTGATGAAATGGTAATTGCTACCGTAAGGTTAGACGTATTGGTAATTTTAACGGAAGTATTGGAACCAACTGTTACGGTAAGCAAACCGCTGCTAGGGACGGATGATGTACCGACCTGAGGCAAATACCCACCCTGGTAGCCTTGCGGCCCCTGCGTACCGTTTCCAGCAGCAGTTTGGTCAAGCCAAAGAAGTGTTGTGTCTGATGGGGGTACGCCAGTGTTAGTGGTAACAACGCCTTGAATACCTTGGTATCCTTGTGCTCCTTGGTAGCCCTGGTAGCCTTGTGAGCCAACTGCACCCGTAAGAAAAAGAGTATTTGGGCTACGAGTTACACCGTCACCAATTGAATAGTCAACCGTAAAAATAACGTAGGCGCTTGACGGAAACGTTCCATCTACAGTTGTCAAAATGCCTTCTGCATAGTTTGTTGTAGGCGCAGATTGAGCACAAATGCGAACTCGCTGACCAACCTGAAGAGCACCAAAGCCGTAAGGATTTCCACTGTTGAATGGAGTGGAGATTGTTAACGTTGTTCCGACAAGACTTGCCCCATAGGCAATGCCTTGATTGTTTACAACTGGCGTGTACCCAACACCTTGATATCCTTGCGGAACCGTAAAGTTAAGAACCGCTGCGGAGGAGGAGCCTGAGTTGGTTACGCTTGCTTGCGTACCTTGCGCACCCGTAGTGGTTGTTCCAACTGAAACAGTTGCCGCGGTGCCAGAAGTTCCAGCAGTACCCTGTGGACCTTGGGGGACGGAAAAGTTGAATACTGCGGCACTTTGTGAGCCAGAGTTGGTTACTGAAGCCGGCGTACCATATGGAACAGTTGTGGTTGTGCCAGCATTGACCGTTGCAGCCGCTCCTGTCGAACCTTGCGGACCAGTTGCGCCGGTAGCGCCAGTTGCGCCAGTTGCGCCAGTTACACCCTGCGGGCCAGAGAAAGCAATTTGTTGAATGGCAAACAATACAGAGTCGCCGGCAGGAACAGTCGGACCGGTTTGCGCTGGGACTGCGTAAATACTAACATTGCTTGACGATGGGGCCCAGCAAAGTTGGTAGTAATCGCCAGCGTTTGCCGGAATGCTGAACGTTGCCGTTGCAAGAGCGGTGCCGTTAGTGCCAGAATGTGAACCTGTAATCGTTGTATAAATATTTGTTGTTGGTACGTCAACGCCGTTAAGTCGAATCCACAAGTCGGCGTTAGCAATTTGCGTGCCGCTATTGGCAAACATCACTTGGTATGTTAGGGTGTAGTTTCCAGCGTTGTTAATCTGCACGGCAGAGCCCGCAGTGGCTGCATTTGTGCCAAACGTTGTTGAGCCAGGATTAAGAAGCGTCATACCGTTGCCAAACGCGGTGTTATGAATGGCAACAAGGTTTACAGAACTTGTAGAGCCCGTTTGGCTTGTTGTGTCATAAAATCCTGACCAGTACGCGTTTGTGCCGCCAACACCCTGTGGGCCCTGTGGGCCTTGTGGACCTTGAGTGCCGCTTCCCCCACCGCCAAAACCAATAAAACTGTGCACGATTGGCGTATTGTTGATGTTGAATGTTAACGAACAAGGGGTACCAATGGGAGGTGCAACAGAACCTGGGTATGGCAAAGGACCCCAAACCTGAGTGCCACTCAAGTTGGGGATTGTGATTGTCATATTGCCAGCAGTAATTGCGCCGTCGCCAGTGCTGACGTCGGTTTGAACTACAACACCGTAATACGTGCCTTCAAATTGGCGACCAGAGGCAAATATGTTTCCTTGCCATTTTAACTGGTGCTGTAAAAGTGTAAGTGCGTCTTGGCTTCTCATTATTATGTTGTCGGGGTTGCAGCGTTGGCGGATGCAATAGCGGCCCAGGCTGCGGCACTGTACGAAGTTCCAATGGGGAACGGAGCAAGGGGCTGCGAACTTGGGTCGTATACTTGACCGTATGGCATGGGCACTTGAAGAACCACGGTTGCTTGCGGACGAAAAGCGTCACGTTGCATGGAAGAAATCATCCATTGGCCGTCTGCAATGCCGCAACCGGTTATTTCAATAATTTCGCCAATGTCGAATTGCCAGTCATCTAACATGCACGTTACCGTTGCTTGTCCCAATGGCTTACCTACGTCCCAGTCAAAGTCAATCAACTGAATCTTATCATTGAACTCAGAGATAACTTGCATGTTGCTCCCCGTTGTTCCTTTAATTGCGTTGATTGGCGGAGTATTATTTTGACCAGGAAGAATACCAAGCCAAAATTCGTCGGGCCCAAAGTAAACGGTGTTAGCGTTTTCCCAAATGCGCCAACCAATACTTGATGCGATGCGGCTAATGGCAGTCCAAGTATCTTCATAAGGGTCTGTGGTTGTGCCTCGGCCAAGGGCAACCGGAATAATTGGAACTCCATGATTACCCGTAAGAGAATTCCAAATTTGTTTATAATCGGGGGCAACAAGAGTTATGTCAGAGTAATAACTATTTGCGGGGGCTGGGTTCAATGCTTCAACAAGGCTTTTCACAAACGGGGTTACGCCGGCACTAGTTATACTGGTAACGCTACCATTTCCTCGTTGTTGAGACAAACGGAATACCGCTTCTGATTCAAAAATCAATTGAACTTGGTCTGATGCTTTTACAAATTGAACAAGGGTATACACCAATTTGTTGGCGCTTTGAATAATCTTTTTTGTTTTGGGGTCAATGATGTAGTTTGATGCAGCGGCAAGAGGGCTTGAGTCAATGTAAGGGATTGTGCGGCTATTGCCCTGCCCCGCAACAATGATTGTCAAACCTTGTTTAATTCCTTGACCGCCGCCGCCAGA